AACCGCCACCAAATCGGGGATACCCATAAGATTTTACTTTACCTGATTTTTTTGGTTGGCACGATTTTGATTTACTATCAAAGTAATATCCTTTAGGGCATTTATTAGCCTCGTTAATAAATGTGTTCAGGGATTTCATCTTTTGACAATCATTTCAAACCACTCATCACTCATGCCAGTGATAATGTAGTCAGCGGACTCTTTGTCCTGGGCATAACCTTCTTGAATCAAATGCTCAACAACTAAATTATATCTTTCCAGAATTTCTCTGGTTTCTCTAGGTGTCTGTTTCATTTTAGATACTTTATCCGTATTCTTATTTAGATAAAAAAAGGACCCCCTTGCGGGGGCCCAGCACTTCCTTCACACGGATGTGAAGATTATATCACATGAGGTTCTTAACAGCAACACGTCTGTAGTAACGGTTCTGGTTGATGTTCAGAGCACCTGCACCTTGACTGGTTCCTTCTGCAAATGGGTTGGCGACGATCCCGTAACGGGTCTTGAAGCCAATTTTTGGTTGGAAGGAGTTCTCACCAACGGCGCGAACCATTTGGAGAGGAACGTAAGGACAATAGAACAGACCAGCGTCATAAGGGGAAGTACCCTTATAACCTACAACGTAATACTGGTTACCTGGGGTTGCGTTAGCAGAGGTCAGGTTTGCAGCATATGGGTCGATGTAGACGCGGAATTTGCCCATCAGGGTTCCGGCGAAGGTGTTGCCGGTGTCATCAACGTTAAGGTTTGCGTTGAGTGCAGGGGTGTAATCGAGAACACCAGCCATGGTCAATGCAGATGCTACGTCTGCAGAGCACATGATGATGTTGCCCTTCCCGCGACGAGTTCTTTGTGCGATAGCGTTGGCATCGCGCTCGATCTGGAACAGGAGACCCTTGAACTTCTCAACACTCCAGCGACCGTTGGAGTCGATGTCGAGGTCGAATACACCAGCGGTAGCGGTGTTCTGAACAGCACCTTGCTCAGCAGTCTTGTAGATGGTTCTGATGACTTCGCGGTTGATCTCAGCAAGAATCTCAGTAGAGAGAATGTTTGCGAGTTCCGCTTCAGCATTCAGACCATGGATTGCCTTAAGGTCTTGTGCGAGTTCTAAGGAGTACTCAGCCTTCAGTGCTCTAGACTTCGCAGTAACGGTGACTTTCTCGATTGAGAATGCCATCTGGTTGAAGGCATTGTTACCAGTGCCATCAAGAGATTCTGCGTCGTCAGTACGCATGCCCTGACCAACTCTGTAGGCGAGGGAGGATGCGGAACCAACTGGGTTAAGTACAGATGGGTTAGTACCGGACTGTGCGGTAGTACCCATACCAGCGATAGGATCGGTCATTCCGTCTTCGCCGTTGGACGCCTTGTCGCGGCCGGAGAATGCGGAATCAACTTCGTTGTAGAATGCCTCGGTGCCAGACTGTGAAGTGTAGCGTGAGCGCATTGCAAAGATCAGTCCAGTAGGACCGGTCATTGGTTGAACGCCTGCGAGGTCATATGCGACCAGGTTAGGCATTGCGCGTCTGATCAGGGAGATCAGAACTGGATCGAAACCAGCGGTCGGGCCGGTTGCGGTTGCGCCAGCAGAGAAACCTGCATTAGCACCAGTCTGGGTGTTAACGTTAGGTTGCTCAGTCAGGAAGGATCCTGAATCGGAGAAAGCACTTTGCTCTCTTAAAAACTTTTCTTGGTTTTCAAGCAGGGTAGCGGTGACGGCTCTCTTATGGGAATCTTCGATTGAACCAAGACCCTCATAATTGAGGAGAGGTGCCCACTTTTCCTGCAATTGCTCTGAATTGAACATTGCGGTTTTACCTAATTTAAATGTTTACGTTTGATTTAATATTGAAATCAGTTATTTGCTAAATGATGAAAGAGTTTTCAGGTATGCAGCCATCGAACCATTAATGGTTTCGGGTGAACTGTCAACACCCTCAGAAAGATTCTCTTTCTTAGCTGAAGGAGAAACTGCTTTTGAAGGGAAATAAGATTCCTTCAAAGTCTCCAGTTTTTCACGATATTGATTTTCACTTTCAAACTCCACACTTTCGGCAAGTGAGGCGAGCTTCTCTTTCTGTGTCTGTGCAAGACCTTCAGAGACTTGATCTACGATTCCATCAGCAACCGACTCTGCGAGACGCTTGTTAAGGGAAACATTTTTCTCAATTTGCTCGTTGAGTTTTGTTTCCATGTCATCTAGTTTTTCTACCATGCTCTCAAGTACATCATACTTTTCTTCAGGGATTGATACATAATGTTCTTCAAAAAGACTCTTCATTCCAGTGAGGAACGATTCGGTCATCTCACTCTTGAGTCCTGCTTCAACTGCGAGTTGGTTCTCAGTGTACCACTCTTCAGCAACGTACTCAAGGTAAGAATCGACACGCTCATTTAATTCCTTCTTAATGTCCTCAACTTCTTCAGCGAGAACTTCGGAATAGCGTGCTTCCAGGGCTTCTTTGACTTCAGCAACCTTTGCAGTAATTGCTGTTTCAAAGATAGTGCGTGCTTTCTCCTGGAACTCTTCAGAGAGTTCTTCGCCTTGGAGAAGAGCATTAACATCTTCTTCGATGTCATACTCAGCGACGACTTCTTCTTCGACTGTTTCTTCTTCAGTAGTCTCTTCTTCAGCAACTACTTCTTCTTCTGCAGTCTCTTCTTCGGCAACCACCTCATCGGTGACTTCCTGATCTTCTTCGACAACGGCTTCGGTATCGAGTTCTTCTTCCTCTTTCATACCTTTTGCTGCTTCAGCAGCTTTAGCGCCCTTATTTACTACGTCTTTGACTTGCTTTAAAGATCCACTTGGGGTCTTTAACTTTGCAGAGTCATCATCAGGCTTATAGTTATCGGGGGTAGGACCACCGAGATCTTCATAAGAACCTGCTACTGACGTATCCATAGCGTCCGCTGCTCCCGCTTTAGCATTTACAGCGGTCTTGGATTGCTTTGTGCCTACTTCCATTTCTTGTAAATCTCCACGAGACATTTGAACTCTCCGAACCTTGTACGAATTTAATCTATATTTATTTATAAATTAAAATATTTTATATGTAAGCGGTGATACTGCTTACAGTGAATTTAAGAAATCATTGAATAGATTTAACTTATGTTCTTCTAAACGTCTTTGGTCAACCAAAGTGTTTATTTTTTCTTTGAGTGCTTTCCGCGAGTTTTTCACGGAGGATGCCACCATCCCAAATCCACTCTTTCCCTTCCATGATGCCCTGAACAAAAGCATCAGGTGCAGACGGATCTGCAACGATGTCAGCAGCAGTTGCCAACATGAAATCTTCACCGACTTCCATAACTCCCGCTTTATTCTGGGAGATTGAACCAATGCCACGAGAGGAAACGCCAAGAGTAACACCTTCCTTTAAAAGTGACTCTGCAATCTTACCCATTGGGGTAGAAAGAATTTGTGCTTTTCCAATAAAGTTATTACCTTCTTGACGAAGAGAAGTAATCTTATGTGAAACTCTGTCGAGATTAACAGTAGGACCATCGGGGTGACCCAATTCCCCAAGGGCACGACCTTTAGAAATATAACTCTCAGTATATCTCGCAACTTCCTTTTGCATCGTTGGAAGACGATACATTCTTTGGTTACGGTTCACCTTTTCAGTTTGCAGGAAAGGACCCTCAATATAGAGTCTCTTTGCTGCACCCTTACCTTCGGTGATAACTTTTACTGATTCAATTTCTTCTCTAATGAGTTTCATTTGCCTTACGTGTTTTGAATTTGTTGGAAATAAAGTGCTCCGCCGCCACCTGCATCAGCCTTACCTTGAAGAACTGAAATTCTTTGAGTTGCAAATACAGATGCTCCAGAGTTTGCAGCAAATGCAGTACTGATACCAGCAGTATTAGCTTCAACCGTTACTGAGGATTGGAAGTTTCCACCAATATCAGAGGTTGTATTTACAGCAGTGACTTGCGTATTAGAGATCAGGGTATTATAGTTGGAGTCATTTGCATTAACCATGGTAATTCTGTCACCAACACCGAAAGGCATTTGAGTTCCTTCGGGTGCAGTAATAACAGTGGTTGTTCCTTTCGTAACGCTAGCAACTACTTGAGATGCTTTGGTCATTGCAAGAGTTTCGGGTTCGCCTGTAGCAACATAAAAATTGGCATCTGTTGCTACTGGATCAGTTCCAATTGCAACGTGACAACCCTTTCCTTTTGCAACAACACGCAGTGCATTACTCTGCACTCTAAAAGCAGAGGACGTTGTTGCGGTTCCAGCGATATTAACAGAAGCTCCTGCTCCTACTGGTCTTAAAGTCATTGATATACTCGGGTCATTTATTTTTATTTATAATTACTCTTCCGAGTCAACTTCGACTTCGGCATCAAACATTGAAGTTGCTACCTGCGGCCTTTGGTTTTCTACTTTTTCAGCAGCTTTTGTATAAAGAACTTCTTTAATTTTATCGCTGATCCCTGCTGGTGATTCATCAGCAACAATCATATCCATTAAATCATCCATGAAAATATGTTATAAGAGTAACATCAGATAATATTTATAAACTATTAATTTCCCTCATGAAAATCGTGCTCCATAATCATTGCATAAGTTTTATATTTTAATGACATCAAATATTCTTGCTCCTCTGGAGGTCGGGCAGGAGAACCTGGCCAAGTTTCAACTGAATAGCAAATATGAGCGTAAAACATGCGAAGTTCATCGATTCCCATGTTTAATTGAACATACCAATCAGTGCTCCAACGTTCGTTATCTTCAAATTCGTATTCATCATACATTATAGATTACCACTAATAAATGAATTATCAATGAATCTAGTAGTTTCAGTCAAAATTAGATTTCTCCTCCTTTTGGTAATTCTGGTGCTTCGGTTGGGGAACCATCAATCTCAGGTTCCATTTGCGGCTTTCCCAAATCATTGCCTGCTTCAGACTCCGGTGCAAAAGGCAATCCAGTTGTAGGATCAATGGTTGCAGGATCAGGAATTGTGCCGTCCTTAATTTCTTTTTTGATAAGTCTGTCTTGCTCAAGGATCTCTTCATCCGTTTGACGCAAGATCTTACGACGGACATAATCTTGTGAGAAGTATTTTCCAATATAAGGTTCTGCTGTTTGAAGGCTACCCAGTCTTTCGTTCAGTAGTTCAGACTCCTTAAGTTCGGAGAAGTGATTGTCATAGAGGAAATCATACTGAATGTGCTCACTCATTGTTTCCCAATCATCGGGAGTAATTACATTCTTTAGAATTAATTGAGTCTTCAGCATGTCATTAAACATGTTGGAGAATCTTTTTCTCAAACGACCCACAAACTTAGTGAATTTGAGTTCGTCTCTCAGGATTTCAGAAGATCTCCCCAAGTTAAACCCACCTTCTCCATCCATTCTCGATGGAGGGACGTTAAGCGAACGGTAGAGTTTCTTTTTAAAATACTCAATATCAGTGATTTCACCCAAGTTTTGTCCGCCAGGGAGAGTGGAGATTTCAGTTCCTCTTCCACCCTCACGCCTGGGAAGCCAGAAGTCTTCGAGCATTGCCATGTACTTTTTGTCATCACGAATTTCTCCGGTGTTTGCATCGTATACAAGTTTGTTGCGATAACGCATCATCACATCACGCAGATATTGTTCTGCTTTGACTTTTGGAAGATTACCAACGTCAATGTAGAAAATTCTACGTTCAGGAGCACGGGACAATCTATAGATGACCAGTGAATCCTCAATCATTCTAAGTTGGTTGATGGATTTAATGGCCTTATGAAGATACGAAAGAACCGTTCCTTTGTTACGGTCTACGAGACCTGATGTACAATACGTGATCGCATCCTTTGCAATCTTGATTCCCTGCTCAGAACCTTGCGATGCAATGGTGGAAGTTGGATATGAAAGTTTTGGATTATACATGTAATACTCATCAATTTCTGGAAACTGATAAGCCATTGGATCTTCTTCCAATCTAAAGACACTAGGTCTCTCTTTATTTGGATCTCTTTTCTTTTGAACTCTGATATGACGCATCTTCATTGCATCAATATATCTAAGTTCTTTAATACCTTCTTCAGGTTTTTTGAAGTCGATTACTTTATGGTAGTAAATACGACCATCAATGTACCAGTTTCTATAGATCTCGTGAGCCTTTTTATCAAAATCCAATAAATCTAAAATGTGCTTAAACTCACTACGAATATTATTTTTTATACCATCACTAGCATTTAAATTATCAAGATCAATCTCAATGGGACTATCGTTTGAATCGGAAACAATAGCTTCATTAACAATATCTTCAATAGCACTATCCGTTTCTGGATGAAGGGCCATTTCACGATATCTTTTAATTAAATCAGTTTCGGTTTTATATACACCCTCAATATCCAGATGCGTACCAAAAAAACCACTACTCATGTAGTGCGATACCCCGTCCTCATCGTTAGGAGCGACGGGGGAAACCGCAGTCTTTGATAGTGGTTCATTGTCCTCTATCGAGAACCCAAATAATTTGGACATAATTAACGGTTAACTTTTAGTTATTTATCAACCGTTAGGACCGCCAGCTTTTGAAAGCGTGAATGACTGTACCTGGAAGGTAACAGTAAACTCTTCAATAGTGTCACTGCTATCATATGAAAGATCGATCTGAGAAACTTCCGTTGGGAAGATATCGATGAATTCATACTCAGCAAGAACTACATTGGAATCGCCTGCATTATTTTTGCTGCTTGCAACAGAACCTCTGCCAAGTTGGAATACAGTCGCATTGGTCATGTATGCAGCAGGGTCAGTTGCTCCTAAGTTGTTTTCCAACTTAGCAATTTCATTCATCCACTCTTCCATCGCTGTTCTGAGAGCAAAACCTTCATCATTGATGATGGTAATGGTCCAGGTGTCGATGGTTCTATCTCCAGCAACTTTAAAAATACGACCTCTGAAAGGAACATCGACATTAGCGATGTTTGAGGCAGGCAGGTTTGCTGCCTTACACATAAATCTAAAGTTTTCTGCATCCCAAGCAATACCTGCTGGGAGAGTTGTTAATTCTACCTCAAATAGATTGGGGCGTGCGCCGCCCCCAATGAGTGCAGATTTAAATTGAGAAATTGACTTGTTTTCTCTAGATGTTGCCATTTTTGTATCCTCCTAGTGTTATTTAGATTAATCTGGATCAAACTCTACCTGCAACCTCTTCAAAGCTCACGCCTGTGCGTGTAGCAACGAAGGATAAGGTTACGAAGTTGATTGATTTCGCAGGCTTCAGGAAGATGTCTGCTCTAAACTCATTATTATCAATAACATCAGGAGTGTTATTTGTTGTGTCACAGATAACAAGGAATCCGAAAATACCTCTCTTTGCTTCAACATCTCTCAAGAATGGTTCAACAATGTTTCTGAAGTTTGCTCTTGTTAACTCATCGTTGAGTTCAAAGAGTTGTGCTTCAGCAGCACTTTCAAGTGCTTGCTCAATAGTGAGGAACAAGCGGCGAACATTGATTCTATCGAACGCAGATGCAAAACCGAGAGCAGTCTTGTCTCCGAAGAGCATGGTGCCTACACCAGGTTTTGTGATAATAGAGTTGATTCTTGAAGGATAGAGACGATCTCTTTGTGCCTTGGTTGGGTTGTATGCAAGTTTAACAACGTTATTGAGGACACCTCTTTGTTGACCTGCAGGTGAGAACCATGGATAAGAGTTAATCGAAGTTCTAGTCATCAATCCAGCAACATCAGCGTTGGTTGGAATATAACGGAACTCATTATTAAATCTGTCATACTTATATGCGTATCCAGAATCGAACGTTGCATACGAGGAGGAACTGAGCGAGGAATAATATGCGAGTAAGTTTTCAGTTTGAGTCTCAGTGTTTGTTACATTGACCAGATCAGATCTATGTGGTCCAATCACTGCCATGCAGTCTTTTCTTTGTCCTGCAATAGAAGTCAGATGATTTGCTTTTGCTTGAGAAAGATCTCTTGAAGCAAGACCAGGGCCCATGATCAAGTAATCTACGGCAATTTCATCTCTATTTTGGAATAACTCGTAGGAAGTCTTAAGATTTCCAAGAGTTGCGGTCATACCACCGTTTGAACCTCTGGCAGGAACTCCTGCACTGTAATCTTCACCACCACCAAGGGAGTAAGAAACGTTTCCAAGAGCAGCAAAGACATTGTTTTGAGCAGCTCTACCCCAGAGACCTTCTCCAGTTGTGTATGGAGTATATGACGTGGAGAATCCAGTTGCTCTAGGAGTAACGGTCTCGCCATCAATTGTCGTATGGAAAGTATCTGCAGCTGCAGATGGATTGAGTCCAGCGAACAGATTCTGAGAGAAGTCTGCAATATAATCTTTGTAGTAATTCTTTTGTGGAGAATTTACTGCAGAGATCGAATCTTCTGCTTTAGACAGTCCAACGTGCTTCTCAATGATATTACCTTCGATGCCAGTAACAACACCATAATCATCAACAACTACAACGTGGAGAGCATCGTTCTCACCACTGCGGTTCAGAGTATACTGATTGGTTACTGGTTTTGGTGCAATCGTGCTCCAATAAATCGTGGAGTTCTCAAGATTAAGAGTTTGCTCGTTATACCAATCTTTAACACTATCAGGAGTGTAAGTTGATACGGTTGCAGCAAGTCCAGTATTGATACCGGCATTGTTGACAAACATCAGAGCGTCTGAAGTATCGAATGATGCCTCAAGTGCCTTCTCTTTATAATCAATTCTGGTTTCGGTTCCAGTGTCCGTTGATGCACCAGAAACTCTAGCAACAATCTTAACGTCGATTGTACTATTTGAGTTGGCTGTATCAGTCTTAACTCCGGTAATAATTCCTTTAAGGAAACCAGTGAAAGGAGTTGTCGTTCCAGCACCAGGAAGAACAACTGCAGAAAGTTGAGCGGTAACACCGTGTCCGACGACAGCACCTGCATTTCTCAGGTTGTCGGTGGTAATACCAATTCTTTGGTCACCAAGGTCATCAATCTGACAAACCTTAAGTGAGTTTGCCCAGGATCCTGGGTTTTTGGCAGCATAATAAAAATCAGTCGCAGACTTGTAATTCGACTGATAATCGTCATAGCTCTTGATCTTCAACACAGAAGTGCTAGCAACACCAACACCAGCGTTTGCGTTATTAAGATCTGCGTCGTCTGTCCTAACAACTTTCAGGACTCCGCCATAAGAAAGATAGGACGCTGCACTCATCCAATACTCGTATTGGGCGTCTGTTGAAAGAGGTTTTCCAAATGCACTAATAAGATCTGTCTCATTAGTAACCTCAATTGGATCATCGATAGGACCAATTCTAAAGGGTCCAGCAATAGCTCCAATGTTATCTAATACATTATCAGCTCTTCCTACTGTTAAGTCAACCTCCCTAATTCTTACACCGGGAGATAATTGAGGAGTCGCCATGTTGTGTTTCTCCGTTTAATCTCATTTGTTCTGAAAATATTTATTAAAAAGTGACTTTTCGCGGGGGAAACATGACGTGAACTACCAATCTGGATATTCCCACATGACTGAAGATTTTTTTACTCTTGTTTTACAACACTCTTTACATTCATATGAGTATGAAGAGGCGACTGCTCCCCTATCTTTTCTTGTTCTGTAGAATCCATCAACTAAATTTTTAAGTTCTCCGCAAACCCTACATTTACGATCCTGTAGTAATAGATGTCCTAATTGTATTTGTCCATCTAAATCCATTACATATAATCCCACATATATGAACGATCCCCATATTCATCAGTATGCCATCTGTCTCCATCGGCATCTACAAAACTAGTATCATCTAATCCATCTGACATAAATCCAAATGGAGCCATATCCTGTTCAATTTGATTTTTCTGCTCATCATATAATCTTTTTCTTACATCTTGGTCAGTAAGTTCTTTAAAATAATCTTGTGCTACTAACCATGCATAAATTACCAAGCACATTGCAAGGTCATCATTACAACCCTCTTCTGCCTCAAATGAATTGCTTTTGGAGATAAAGGTTGTTAGTTCTGATATGATCTCATAATCATTGAAGATGACTTTATCACTCTCAATCATTGTTTTAAGATTGAGAGATCCAACCTTTTTAACAGTCTTAGACATTTTGACACCTAACTGTGTCTTTTTGCCTGAGAATCCTTGACCAACAATCTGGCCTGCTCTACCTCTCATAGAACACATAAGGAGATTTTGATATTCAAGATCATAGTTTAAAATTGAAGCGACTTGATCTCCAATATCATTTACCTCACATAAAATAAATGCATTATTATATCTCTTTGCTATTTCAAAAATAATATTGGGAAATAACATTGGTTTAATGTCATTGTTCCTATATTTTCCAACCACTTTATGTGGGAAAGATGTAATATCTGCAATAATAAATGCTGAGTAATCTTCACCTACACCTCTTGCAACATCAACCGTTACAACATAATCATGTTTTGGCTCTGGTTCTACATATATGTCTAGACCGGCATTACTAGTCTGTGGGTTTTCATATACTAATGTTCTAAGTTTACTTGGAGCGATGAGCGTGTCAATAGATCCAAGGAACTCACATTCAAACTCAATCTTGAACTGCTGCTCTGATGTGTTAGCAATGGTCTGCTGTCGCCACTTGTCATCTCTACCTGGGACTTCAGACCAATGAACATCAGTTGGAATATATTCGTTCTTTCCTTTCTCTGCGTCGTGCCAATATCTGTAAAAATGGTTCATGCCGTGAGGCGTTGAAACCATTATGACTTTTGTGCTTTTACCAGAAGTAATAGTAGGATAAACAGATGCAAAGAAGGAGTCAGCGATGTGATTAGGGACGAAGGCGAACTCATCGAGAAAGAGGATATTGAACGACATGCCTCGGACAGCACTCGCAGATGTAGAAGCTGCCAAAATTTTACTGCCATTTTCTAACTCCAGTGATCCTTTGTTCCAAACCATGATGCCTTGCTGCATCCACTTGGGCAAGTTTTCGTATGCAGTTTGCAATCTGCCCAACAACTCTCTTGCCGTTGCTGCTTTGTTTGCAAGTATGCCTATATTAACACTATCATTAAAAATTGCATAGTGTAAAAGATATGAGACACAGGTGGTTGATTTACCAGTCTGCCTTGGCATCTTGCAGATGTTAAATCGATTCTCATGAAATCTATTAATTAACTTCTCTTGAAAGTCATAGGGTTTGAAGGCGACAAGACCCTCATCAAGAGAAACAATCTTTACGTAATTTTTTGCGAAGTAAACGGGATCATCTTTACATTTAACAAATTCTAAAATTTGATCTTGAGTAAATTCAATAGCAGTATTTGCTTTTTTTAGATTCGGATTACCAAGGTATACATCATCAGGCATAAGTTAATCAGCAGTTCCAAGCTCTTAATGATTTATTAATTCTAGAATCTGGGTCGTTTGCAGTTTTTTTACTAGTTAATTTTGCCTTCATTCCTTTCATTCTAGCGCAGAACGACGCGCGACGGGGGTTTCCAACCTTCTTGCTTGGTGCTTTAAGGTCAGATCCTGGATTTTCTCTTTCGTAAGACTTCCTTCCTTTTTCATTGAGTCCGCCTTTTTTGTTTTTTCCTTCCTTGTTTGTCCATGCTGCTCCTTCTGCAACTTGGAGGAATGGTTGTCCGGGTTCATAATCGGAAACTGTGAAAGTTGATAGTTTTGAACCTGGATAAACCTTACCTATCTCGGATTGAACGTCTGCTCTGGTGGGTCTAGATGCTGAGGGGAAGAACATTCTAATCATGTAATACTTTCCTTTCCAAACAAGTGTCACTGCAATGATGTTTCCAGTTTTTGCTGGGATACGAACGGCTTCTTGAACTTCCGTTCCTTTCCAAATACCATTAGTATCTACAACTGGACTCATATTTGATGGTCCGACAATATCCGTAACTTCTGCGAAGGCCTTTCCATCAGCAGTCTCGATGGTCTCTTCGTTTGCCTTTACACAACGGTTGTATGTCTTTCCGAAAAGTTTTTGTGTTCCCGCTTTCTTGTACCCTTTCCAACACTTCTTACCAGCTTCATTGATTTCAATAGCACCAATAGATTCTAAAGCAGCAAGTTGTGCTGGAGAGAATCCTTCTTTCTTTGAACTATTGCCCCAATTAGCGGCACCCACTTTACGGCATTTTACAAGGGCACCGGAAGCATATGCTGAAGGCCATACGCTGTAGCGAGATTTGACTTTATGGTAACAGGCATCCTTACTTCCACTGCCTTTACCTTTTTTGTCTTTTGCTTCGTCAATATTCAATATTTTATCACCAACATTTACATTATTGGCCTCAAACCATCCACGGTTTACTTCTAAAGCGTAGAGAACGTTTGCATCAGATGTGATTGAGGACTCATTTAATGGTTCTAATTCTTTAATAGTTTCGATTACACCATTTTCGTTGATAAAAGCAATATCAAGAGATATGGTGGTGTTCTTCATGTGGAATGACTTTTCTCCTGATTCGTTAAAAACGAAAAGCATACCACAGTTTTCACCTAGACTTTCCCTGAACATCAGACCTGCATTAAATGCATCCAACGAAGATGGAACTTCGATATGAAGAGGTAGAGTTACAAATTCTTCTTTGCTCATTTTTTTCTTAGGCTTAGGATCGGTAGATACGTAAGTTGGTTTTGCTGCACCAGATTTTGATTGTTGTCCGGGGTCTGCTGCTTTCTTTCTTCTAGCGGCAGATTTTCTTTCTGCGGGAGTCATACTTGATCTCTTTGCAGATGATACACACTTAGGTGTACCTTCCCCTGGTTTATCACTTGCACAGGTTCCACCTGTTACAACATTAACCCAACCTTTTTTGCCATCTTTTGATTTGGACTTACCAAACCAGTCACGAAGACCTTCCTCACTGATAGAGGCACCATTCTCCTTACGGAGCATTCCTTTTGGATCTACCATGAAACCCTTTGGGATTGGTTTACAAACTTTATCTGTATAACAGTAATATGATCCTGCTTTACATTTTCCGTTCTTCTTTCCCTCTTTCATAATATTTTTAGAATTTGCTGGTTGACCAGGTTAGACTTTTTTAAAAAAGTCTCTTATTATTTATACTTTTGTCAATGTTTTTGATATTTTAAACACCGTAGACGAACTAAATGCAGGAGTAGCTCTCACTCTTACGTTGCCAGAATTTATATCAGCATCAAATGTTGCAAGGGAAGATCCTGTCTTAATTGTTCCAAATTCTGCCATATAAACATCAGTACCATCGTGCAAAACATTCAAAGTCGTTACATGATATAACGATCCTCTAGTTATTTGTATTTGATATTGTGCGGATCTAAAGATAGATGCATCAAAAGTATCGATATTAGATTCTGATGTTGTTGTGGTTGTTGCTGTAGCAGCGTCTAATTTAATTATTGTGGTTATGCTTCCAGCACCAATTTCTAAACCACTTCTAGCGGTAGCAATACCAATAGAATCTACATGAGTGACATCATCATAAGTTACTGTGCCACCAACACTTAGGTTCCCAGTAAGAGTAAGATTAACTCCAGTGGCACCATCTGCTAATGTTGTGGCTTCTCCAGTTCCACTAAGTGCTGTACTAGCAATACCAACCCACTCTGTTCCGTTATAGATTAAGAGTTTGTTGGTGCCTATGCTCTCATCAAAACTAACGTCTGCAAGATCTTTTATGAATCCAGCACCACCGCCACCAATGGATGACAGTTGAACCTGAATTCTATTGATAAACAGTCTATAATGATCCTGAAGTTGTTTCAGAGTCACATAGTTCTTGTCTAATGATGTGAGAGGGTCTCCAGTCTTAGTATCAGGACTTCCTGGGGTAATAGGAGTATCTTCGGTCAGAAGTGCCTTTTCACTGAACTTGGAAAGAACATCTTCAATGTGATTTACTTTTTCAATGAGAGCCTGATTTTTCTCCTCAATAGAATCAATATGAAGTTTGTTAATTACATCTTGAACTTCTTCTTTGATATTTTCAATATGCTCATTCTGCTTTTTAATGTGTACTTCATTGGTGTTTAAGTTAATCTCAAGATCTTTAATTTGATCAACCAGATTTTCCTCAAACTTATAAACTTCTTTCTTCAATCTTTCATGATATGCAGATGTACTAATATCAAGATTAGCTTGAAGTTCTAAAACATCTTGAACTGTAGTTTCCTCAATCTTTTCAAGTTTTTCTGCAAAATTTTCTAATCTGCCAGAAAATCCTTTCAGTTTCTTATCTTCTGTTACTTCTCTTTTCTTTGAATCTTTACATAATCTTGCATAAGATTCAAAGATTTCTCCAGTTTGATTTTTTGATTCCTGAACAGTTGTTTTAACTTTTTCTAAAAGAGAATCAATATCAGTTTCTTTGATATTATTAACTTTATAAAGATTATCAATTTGCTCTGTTAGATCACTAACCTTTTTCAAGACAGATGTTTCTAACTCTTTGACTTCCTGTTCTGATTTTAATTTAGACTCCACCAGCATTTTGCTGTACTTTGGAATCTCCGTATTAGCAAATTCTTTGACTGTGGAATTTAATTCTTCTAATCGTTCCTGATATGTTTGATTGATGAAGTTAATTTTTTCATCAAAAATATTTTGAGCCTCACTAATTTTCTCTTCTGTTCTTAATTCAGTTTCAACAAAAAACTTTTTGTATTCGGGCAAATTTTCATTGACAAGATTGACTATATCTCCAACCTCATCCCTTATGGTGGACAGACTATGTTGGTTGATAGTCTCAACTTCCGATAAAGTAGTTGTAACTTCCTTATTAACGTCTGCCCTAATCGTATCAAGATTTTCTTCTACAGAATCTTTTAGATTTACAAATCTATTATCAATTCTAATTTCTGATTCTGAAATTAAATCTTTATATTTTGGAACTTCAAAATTTATAAATGAATCAACCATTTCAGATAAATCTGAAAAGTCATTACTAATTTTACTTACAATATCTTCGTTTACTCCCGTTATCTTACTTTCAATTTTTACAATCGCTTCTTCTACAAAGAAAAGATGAGCCATCATGGCATCATCTAAATCTTCCTTTTTGATCAGAGTTTGAATCTCTTTTTTTACATCACCAATCTCATTAGAAATAGTTTCAACTTTTTCGACATTTTCCTTGAAACTTTCAAATGTTGAAGAAAAATCTGTCAAAGATTGAATGTGATTCAGATTACTTTTAAACGCACTAAAAGCTTCCGAGATCTTCTCAATCTTCTTTGGTTCAGAAGAAGAAAGTTCTTCTTTCAAAGAATCAAAAGAACTTTTCTCTTCGGGTTTAATATAAAAATCGGAAGGCTTCTTTAATGCCACTTATTATTACCTCAGTTATAGTTATATTTATTTTTTCTCTGTGTCTTCATTTTGAGACTTGAGAAATTTGGACAGATCCGAAGTAGATCCAACAAAAAGTGCATTCGTTACATTAGTGGGACCTTTTTTAGATTCTTCATTAACATCTTTCAGTTTTTTCTGAAGATCCATTAATTTATCAGTTGCGTCTGCCACATTTTTAATTAATTGGCCTGCAACTTCATATGCTCTGGGCATTTCACTTTCTTGTGCAAGTTCCAGAATACCATTAATTGCTTCTTGTCCTTTCTCAATTATACTATACAGATTCCCACGAGTATAGTCATAGTCTTTACCAACATCATCTTTTTCTATTTTTAGTCTTTTGGCAACTTCTACTGACTCTTTTTCGGCAGAGACAATCTCTGTCTCTACGTTAAATGCTTCATCCAGACCATCATATTTTTTAGTCATGATTATGTTATATCTCCATCAAATCCAAAGTCATCTCCAGCTTGTACGCTGTCACTATCTTCTCTGGCAGTATAATCAATGCCTTTGACTTCTGCACCTCTAAGATGTGAGGTGACAATTGTTCCATCCTTCCCCCTTTCCACGGTGATTTTATTATCAGAAATCTTGGTAACAAACATTTCTTCACCACCAATTTCAATATATTTTTTGAGAGTGATAGAAGATCCAGTATCTACATTAAATGCAGTTGCATGACCATCGATGTCCTCAGCAAGATTAGTGACAACATCTCCAGAGTAATCTTTAATAGCTCTTGGTCTAACTCTATATGTAAGATCTCTAACTGTGCTATTACTGTCTCCGGAGTAGTAAGAAACAGAAGAACTCTTGACGATATCTTTGGTCGCAGCAGAAATAGGGCCGAACAGATAAGTCTTTGCTGTAAATTTCAATGTATAAAGAAGAACTCTACGAGTAGAGAAATCTCCTTCATAATCATCTTGCATTGTTATATTTTCTAATATAACAGGAATATCTTTTTTTTCGTTTATTGTACCAACCAAATTAACTGTCAAATTATATTGTGGTTGAAAGTATGGAAGAATTTGTTCTACAATCTGTAGAGCATCATCGTTCAATTTAGACATAATGCTCAGTTCAAATTGCATATTATATGGAACTGGCATATATGCTTTCTTGACATCAGCATCACTATCTGGATCTTTAACCGTAAACTGTTGAGTTGTAGTTACCTTTCTCGATTGATCGTAAGTTAATCCAATAAACTCAAATGACATCCTAGGGAGAGTCATCGCCGTCCCTTTACTTAAATCGGGAGATTGTTCTAGTCGTGCTAAAAACTTTTGAGTAGGTCCATAGGCAAGAGGAACTCTAACAATACTAGTAGTATTGTCAGAAGAGTCTTGATGTTGAATCTCTATTGAATTAAAAAGAGTACCAAAAGATATGATAGTCTTTCTTAAAATTTCGTTGTAAAAATATTCAAACATTGGTCAAACCTACAATACTCCACCTATTAAGATATCTTTATTTATGGAGTGCCGAAGGGGTTCTCCTCAGAGAAGTCTAAAATTGCATCAGCTTCGGTCTCAATTGCATTATTATCTGCAAAATTGGTAAGTGGTGGGAATGTTTCTGATTTTCTGAATACGTATTGAGCTCCGGATTCGGCACCAGTTAAAGTTTCTCCCTGAGTGAAACTTCCAGTTACATTCATGACCTCTAATTGATTAGTTGACTCATTCCAAATTCTTACTCTAGCAGTTGTTCCACTTAAAGATCCAGTTATGATCTCATTAAACTTAAACGATCCAGTAGAATCTGAAGCAGGATCTTCAATTGTTATCGTAGGCGTTATCACATAACCATGTCCAGAATCTGTGATATAGATTTTTTCAATCGCTCCAGCAGAGGTTAGCGTAGAAATACCAGTTGCTGTAGCAATCCCTAAAGTAGCATGGAAGTCGATGTAGTTCTTATCACCAACGGTATTAGAAATTGATACTACTGGCGCTGTTGCATATCCACTACCACCGGATGTAATTATAATACCAGTGACGATACCGCATTGATCTCTTCCAAGTTCAAATACGGATGTTGCTATACCAACATTTGTTGCAGCAGTTGACATGATAAGACTGCTTTGGCCAATACCAGAAACAAATGCATTTTCTGCAATGAAATTGTAAGAGTCACTATATCCAATACCTAATCTCACTCTATCTCCAACGATGACTCCAAGAGTATTAATTCCTGTGATCGTTGTAGATCCGATGCCAACAGTTCCTTGATAATTAAGAGAATTGAATCTTATAGTTGCGATACCAGTTGCTGTGGCCCCTGACCCTGTAGGTGCCCCAAAAGTGACTGTAGGTGCAGTTCTATAGAATGCCCCACCAGTGGTGCCTCCAGGGAACAGGAAGGCGGAAGAACCAATACTTATGGGTGCAGACACAACGCTTCCACTATTAATAACTGCAGTTGCGGATGCACCAACATGTTTTGGTGTGGAGAATGTTACTGTAGGAGAATTAACATATCCTCCACCTGAAGAACTTACAGTGACTACTCCAACTCCACCAGTTGTAGAAATTCCTGATGTAGCAGCTGCTCCAGATCCTCCACCACCACTAAATTTAACCGTGGGTGCAGAAGTATATCCTGTTCCTGGATTAACTATTGCTACTTGTTGAACAGATCTTAATTTATTATTTGTGTTTGTATTGCAAACATTTATACCACTTATCATTTGAGAAGCTGTTCCTATTCCAGTTACTGAACCTGCAACTCCTACTGATGAAACTCCGACTGTTGGTAAAGTGTTATAACCCGCTCCTCTATTAGTGAGCCTTATGAACCTGATACCATTGTTTACGAGTGAAGTAAGTGCCGTGGCAGTAGTTCCTGTTCCAACAACATACAGAAGTTGTGCAACTCCAATAATTGTTGATACACCACTTTCGGATGTTCCATCATAATCATCTCCGATCAACTCATTATCAATCTCTTCAACTCCAGTATCGATAACTTCATCTTCAATACGGAAGAGTTCACACCTCAACTCATAAACATAATTTTTTTGTAATTGATAGAATGGTTTTTCGTGCTCAACATATTTAATTTCAAATAAACGATCCCCTAATGGAAAATATATTAAATCTCCCTCTTTTGGACGAGTTGAAAGTTTTACATCCGATTCATTCTTCATTAAGGGAGAAATATAAGTCTCAAATCTCTCCTTGGAAATAATTAAAGTTATTTCATTCGTTGCTTGAATGCCAAATTTAGATAGCAGTGTTGGATTATCACCATATCCTTCAAAAGATTCGATATAAGCCTCTATTGGATAGGCATCATCAAACTTTGATTCTATTACTTCCTTTAGAACAGTGTTCTGTGTTAGATATTTTCTTGGCAAATAATGTACATTTATGCCATATATCCTTAACTGTTCGTTAATTATATCTTGAACAAGATTTTGCTCCCCAGAGGACCCTTGTTGAAAAAATGGATTTAACATAATCCTTATCCGATCATATCCAATGGAGGAAGCTCATACATGTTAGACATTTGTTCTCTGATAATTTCAAGATCTTTCATTCCATCATCATAGATTTGTCTGCCATTTAGTTCTGTTCCGCCAGGAAGTTTTACTCCTTGGAACTTGATCAGATTTTGTCCCCACTGTTTTTTAATTAAAGCCGTCAGATACTTCTTCAAAAAGGAATCATTATAAACTCTGGCATGATCTGAGGGATCTATTATTCGATAACAATCAAGAATTATACGATCATCTTTTCTAACACTACCAAAATCAATATCTAGATATAAACGATCTTGCCTCTGATTAAATCTAATCATCTTTTCCGTACTCAATGCAAAATCGATATCTTCAAGATATCTTTTAGTCATCGCATAACTAAGAATTTCTGTTGATCCTAAACCATAGATATCATTCAGGAATAGTTGATATTTAACACTGAACATGTTATTTGTTGCAGTATTAGATCCGTCAAAACGAAAAATTTTGTTTACACCAATAACAGCTGGTGGAATTTGAATGTAGTTATTATTTTCTTCAAATTCAAAAGAAGTTGTGCTGCCTACACTATGTGTGACCGTTGTTGTCGTTATTCCACTAACTCCTGCTGTTCCAGGACCCTTTCCTCTGTTTACATCGTCCTCAGTAAATTTATAATGCAAAAAAGTTTGTATTACTCCATCAAAATGTCTTTCATGAAAATATTGAATAGCATCATCTACCAGATCTTCGATCTGCTCGTCAGCAACATTGATTTCTAATACTGGAGCCCCAAGTTGTCTCTTACAATAGGTAATGAGTTCTTGTCGGGTAGATGGTTGTGCCATTTACAATATATTACCTTTTTTATATTTATAGTGCCGTTATTGATGACACTCCTGGACGTACAAGAATATTACCATTAACTAACGTGTAGAATGTATTTCCAGAACTGACAATCACATCATATACATATCGACCTTCATTTAGCAATTTAGTCTGCGTTCCACCAAGAGAAATGCGAACCTTACCATCAAGAGCACTTGTAAATCCAACAGCAAAAGTTGCTGCAGGAAAAGCAGTAGACCCGATAGATACGCTCTTGGTCATCTGAGATGAACCAGAATACCCCTCAAGACTAAAGGCAGTATTGGATGTACCTACAACCTCAAAGTTCCCTTCAAAGTTTGCTCCACCAAGCATACTAAAATTAGCTTCTGGCGAAGCACTTGCATCTGGATCAAAAGTTATTTTCTTAGTTGCCATCTGTCGGTAATCCTATGATCTGCATTGTCTCTTGTTGCTTATAATAAAGTTTGGCAAATGATTTGGCAATGGTCCTGAGAGTTTCACGATCATCGCAGTCATCAATTTCTGTTGCTATCTTTTGATATGCAAAACTCTTTGATAAATTTTTAAGTTCAATTGTGTCAGGATCCATTTGTTAAGCTCCTTAATAGTGATTTGATTTCATTTAAATCATCTTTCATACTAGCAACGTCAGTCTCAAGATTTTCTATAGTTCGCTTTTCGTCGTCTTTTACATTACGACGACGTATGTAATCATTATATTGAGACTGACTTGTATTAATAATACAGTTGTTTGTAGTATCTCTAACAAGATGAGTTTGATCCTTTACTTTATGCTTCATATTATGCGGTGGCGATAACTCTCAAGTCCTTCATTCTAGGTGGATAGGTCTGATTCGTACTTGTCATAACAACCTTGACTCTAAACGACTTGAATGCTGGAAGATTATCAGTAGTGAATGTATATTCTCTGAAATCTAAGTCTTGAGAAGCAAATCCGGCGACATCAGTTACTATGTTACGAGTATCAGATTTACCGTTACTATTTTCAAAAGCGATAATTTCTCCCTTATCATTCAAGTTATCAAAACCAGGGAATGGTACAAATATAGGATCAAAATTAGCAGTTTCACTAATCGCGTAGAATACTCTGATATCCGCATATTGGTTGATATGAGCATCAAGTATAACCTTGAGTGAAGAAGCAGGATTTTCTAAATTGTTCTCCTTAGAAATATACTGACAAGATGTTGGATCATCATTCAAACTATTGACTCTATTATCTTGAGCATAATTTGTAATTGGAGCATCAATTCTGTTGGTTGTAAAAATTGCACTCAATCTTTGAGTATCAACAACAGGCGAGAGGAACTCGTTGTCAGTAGTAAGTTCAAGTGTGATGTTCAATGAACGCTCTCCTGGAAGATCTTGCAGTGATGCTGCATTGGTCTCATTAACTCTTGAAGCAATAATTCTTGGTGAAGTAAGATAATTGCTGTTATTAAGAGTAAGAGCATCTCTACCTTGAACAACGAATGGAAGATCAGTACCATCCGCAGATCCATCACCTAAACTTGTCCCCGAAATAGATCTCATCGAAGCATTGATATTAGTTCCAGGGAGAGTCAGATTCTGAATCTGTGGTGTAATAATCTCATACTGCATGTTCTGAGTGGCCTTGGCACCGAACCCACCGGTTGATTTGGTTTGATTGAGGTAGAGAATTGGGAAACTCTCTCCAGTCGTTCTGGCAACACCAGAGGATGCCATATCAACCTTAAAGTTATAAGAATCAAACGTGATTGGATTACTAACAGTAACATCGCTGAGAGCGTGTTCTTTGTTAATTCTTCTTAACGATACCCCACCAAGTTCATATTTGTAAATAGGTGTTCCTGCTGCGTAATCGGTGGCAGATGTTCCATCAACCTGTCTGGTAATTCCTCCAAGAGTATTACCATTAGTTTCAGTGTAAGACACAATCTCTTCACCAATTAACAGGTAACCAGCATTAGTTGTACCAACACCAACGCTTTCAAACGTTCCAAACAGAGTTGCATCATCGATACTGATATCACCCGTAGATGATTCATCGTATGCTACGGAGATCTTCGTTGGAATAACGTCAGGTTCAATGTCAGAAAGGATTACTCTATTGGTCTCATGGTGCATTCCATGATTCCTATGATCAACAACGATATGAAGACCATCAGAAACGGTAGTAACAGAACTGACCCGAGCGGCAGAATTTTCTCCACCAAGGGTAGTACCAATACCGACACTATTGGTAAACATGATTGTGTTTCCAACACCTGTGATAAAGTCTCCCTGAACATTATCAAGAATCAGTTCATTTGTAGCACCAATAGAAACAATAGAGAATCTAGCATTTCTTCCAGTAGCCTGATTACCAAGTCCGCTAGAAAGTTCAAGAACATCACCAACGGTGTAACCAGATCCACCACTACGAACCGTCGCAATAGAGACGACGCCGTTAACAACATGAATGTCTGCAGTCAAGTTTTGGCCTACACCAGTTATATTGGATAATGAAGTATTGTCATATCCAAAACTCCCGCTGTGTGGAGTAAATCCAATACCAGCATTGTTAAGATTAAGTTCACCTGTTGCAGATCCCGCGCTACCAACATAGTTGCCAGTTGCATTAGAATTTATTTGATAAATCGTGTTTCCGAGTTCGGGAACATGACTATCATTATCTGCAAAGTTCAGACCTGTTGTTAATCCAACTCTAATCTTTCTAGAATTCAGATTAATTGAATCTGGCATCAATGTAGGAACTTGAGCATTTCCTTCAGCAAGAACTGGACTATACAGTTCCATAGTTCCAGAAGAGGAGAATCTTGCTCTGTTAATTACAAACTTAAGATCTTCCCACTGGCTTGGTTCCCAAGTAGAACCATTTTGAGATTTAAAGAAGGATCCAAGATCTGGTTGAGTAGAAACGAACTGATCTGTAAGTTTGTCATTTTCACCAACTCTAGAAATCCAAACCTTATACTTCGTAGAAGCAGAAACTAGGACCATTGCATATTCAGTCTGCTCTTCAACGTATACTGGAGCATCAAAGAAGATTCTAGTTCCAACATCACCATCAGTAGATGTTTGAATCTCTGCAGGAGGGAGCGTTACTTCGGAGAATGGTAGAATAGTTTCCGTTGGAATACCATTTTCCATTGTCCTCAATTGAAGTATCACTGGAATATCATTAGTATCAACTTCTGCGAAGAAAATATCAATACTGGTTAGGAATACTCCAGTATCACCAAACACAGTAAACGACTGTGCAATTGGATCTCTACCTCTTCTTCTCCGTCTTCTATTTCTTCTTCTCCGACCTCTTCTTCTCCGTCTTCTGCTGTTACGTCTTCCACCTCTCCGTCTTCTTGAGGCTCTTCTTCTTGCAACTCTTCTTCTTACGACTCTTCTTCTTCTGACACGACGAACAGGTGGGCGACCACGACGTGTATGACCACCACCACTATTACTGCGTTGTGGAGGTCTAGGTGTAGCAGTTGGAGGTCCAGAGTTAGGTCGCCTTGCTGGGGGATCGGGTGGCGCTGGTGGTGGAGTAAAGGTTGTGAATGATTCGGTTGTTGTGACTGAAGCACCTTCTTGAATAGCTACTGTTGTACCTGTAAACTCTTCACGATCAATTTGCTCTCTTTCAGCAAGAACTTCAACTTTAGCATTTCTTACAGAAACAATAGTTTCTTGTACTGTCTCCAGAGTTCCAGATGCAGTGTAAGTTTCTGATGCTAATGTTAATGCCTCTTCCTCACTGTTCTGCTTATTATCAATTAGAACAAAAGTTTTTGTTCCAGTCGTGAACTTAGGATTTGCATTAATTCTTGGTGAAGGAATAAAGAAACTTCCTAAGATATCAGAACTTAAATCGGTAATGAGTCTATTGTTTACAACTCTAGCACGAGCACCTGAAGTAACTCCATATAGAGTCATTCCAGTCTCAATATATCCAAAGAATGATCCTGCAGGTTGTTCTGCAAGTGCTAAGGTATCAACATTAATCAGTGTAGAAGTTGCAGAATATGTAGAAGGAAGTGTTTGTGCAGATCCTAATGCAAACAGTTCAAATTCACCTCTTTGGGCTTCATCTGATTTTGCTCCAACAGTTGATGTATATGGATTACTTGCATATATTCTTTCTGGAGCATTATATGGACCAGATTTGTGATTTGGTTGACACAATCTGAATTGTATTTGCAATCCAGTTCTAAAAGATGCTCCTCCAGCAGCAAGACTCTTAATCGGTCTTCCATGAACAGTCTCTCCAACTTGGAAAGATCCTGAGAGCATCTGAATTTCCATAAGTTTTGGAAAACAGAATCTGGATACGTCAATACCCTCAAAGAAAGGATAGACTTGAGTTAATGGTTTAAATCCTCTACCAACAAACTCAATATTTCTGGATCTCATGAAAGAGATTACCTCTCTGCTGAGAGTTCTATCTCCAAGACTCTCAGTTTCAAGTTGAGGTGTAATTAACTGTCTTCTACCAGTTCTAACGTCAGCTCCAGTTCGGAAATTATCAGTAAATGTATCTTGGAAAGTAGTTCTAGTAGTGGCTTGGAACCTGGTAGTTGATGTTCCACCACCAGCAGTCCTTCTACTAGTAAACCAGCTTCTACGACCTGTGACTTCATTTCTTTCTGACCTACGAGAAGTAGTTCTAGTGCCGGTCCACTGAGTTTGCCATGCATTCCAAAGAATTGGTGTTAAACCAGTTTGTGGATCAAATCCACCAAACGTCCTAGCCGCAGATTCTACAGTGCTTGCATAACTGCCTTCAACATCAATAACCTTTGCTTTAACTCTAGAAGTATCAGTCCAAGTATCTGATGCTGGAGTGAGTTTAATATTTGCTCTCCAGAAGCTCAACAGGAATGGAGTAACGCTCTCGGTTCTAGTTGCATATTCCTGAGCAAGATATTCAACCTCTTCATAGTCTAGAGTAATAACATCTCCAGTTCTTCTAGTATTAGTTCCCTCTGGGAATCGATCCACCGCAGCTTGTGTTAAATCTACAGCTGAAGGATCAACTGGACCAACTACCAAATCAATAGAATTTGTATAGTGTGATGCTCTACATTCCTTGCCAGCTTGGTCAATACTATTTTTAATAGCTCTAGTATCTTCTTGAGGTAAGAATGATGTGAAGTTATCTACAAAGAAACCTGATTTAAATTTGTTTAATCCCGAATTATCCGGTACAAACAAGTTAGCAGTTTCTGTTTCTAGAATAGAAAGAGAAGTATAATACTCTAGATTTCTAATTCTATCTTCCAGTTTTCCGATGTCACGCATCGTATATCTCTTATGATCTAAGAAATGAATCGATGCGTCTTCCGTAGAATAGAGGTACGGAGGAAGTGTGATAGTTGCAATTTCTAGTGCATTATCAAGAGGATCTGGTTTTTCTGGGTTCTCCGCTGGATTACCCATTTTTAATTCAAAGTCCCCTCTATCATTAATGTATAATCTATCAATTCTTCCACCATAGAAAGAATAATTTGTTACAATAGATTCGTCAGGAGCTAAAATATTAGTCGCAGAATTTCCAGAGGTAGTAAAAGTTCTACCTAAGAATTCAAGTGGAGATCTAGTGCTTTCTGCAGTAATATAATCAGATACTTTTGGTCTAATATCAATGATATCAGTATTTCTATCTCCATTAACTGCTTGAATTTCGGTTCCGTATTCAAAAGTATTATATGAATTAGTTGTGGTTATGTCTCCATCATCAGAAGAATCATAAAATCCATTTTTAAAGTAGACTTTTAATTGCCTAGATGGTTCTTTAGCATTAGGATTTCTATTTAAGAAACCATAGTCATAGAAAGTTGATTTCTGACCATTATTAAACGTATAATTTGTAGAAACATCTTTACTTGGAATATCTAAGGAAGAAATTACTGCTTGTAAGTCGGATTCTTCAAAGGTAACAGTCTCTCCTTCACTGAAACCAAAATCATTTAAATCAATGTAGCTAAGTTGCTCATCTGCAACTTTTTCCGCAACTATAGCAACTGATCCTGAAGTTTTGCCTGTAATTTTTTCTCCAATTATTAAATCAGATGTTTTACCTGTAGGACCAGAAATTGAATTTAGGGTTAATCTGGGTGCAGATGCCTGTGCTGTATTATTTGATTCAAAAACTCCCAAAATTTCTATAATATCACCAGTATTGAGAGAAATTCTCTCATCTTGCACTCTTGTTCCATATGGATAATTTCCATATGAAAGACCATCATTTAGAGTGGTAGCCCCAACACCAGAACCAACTAACTTAGATGTATTAACAACTAGACTGTTTACTCTATTCTTTCTCTTAAGTTTTGCTTTGGGTTTTATTTTCTTAAGCGTGGTGACTAATTTTGCCTCCATGTTGGCAGACAAATCAGCACCAATATTATTAACTTGAAGAACTGTATTACCACTGGTAAATGCTAATTTATCTGATGTCAGAACTTCAGTGGTTCCATCACGCCTTACAAGAGAATATCTTTCCTCATCAAATGCTAGGAATGTTTCATTGTTTCCAGCAACAACACCAGAGTTTAGTTCATTATTTGTTGTAATAACAACATCAAAAGATTTTCTAATAATCAGTTGTGCATCGCTAAGATCAACATTTGAAATGTTTCTCTTTGGCATTTGTGTATATAACCTATTATCCTCAGATTCTGCTAAAGGAGTGGTAATAAGTCTTAAATCAGATACACTTACAATATTTGCTGCCCCTACTTGAGGAATTGATCCCTCACTTACTTTTGATACTGTTGTAACACCAGTGATTGTAACTTGAGAACTACCAACACTAACAATTCTTCCTAAAGTTTGTGTTGACTGACCAGTTGAAGTATCAGGGTTTGTAAATGCAAGTATATTGCCAACCCTCAAACCTCCAGGGAATCTTTCTGAAATACTAGTTACCGTGCTAATACCAGTTGCTGCAACTCTATCAGTAACTTGTGCTTGTCCAAAGAAGAATAAGTCTCTTTGAATAGTGTCTGCAACGAAAGTTAGACCAACTCCAACAACACCAGGTCCAACAGATACAGAAGGACCACCGTAAATTGCCTTAACGTCAGCCATCGAGTGTGCCGTGACTGCTAGAGCAACTCTACTGTCCTCTACACCATTAAAAATAAATGGTTCATTTTTTTGGAAATTTCCTATAGTATCATAAAGTTTTAATGATGTACTATCGGTTACAGCATCTCTCAAAAATGCAGTTGATCCACTATACTTTCCTTTTACAAAAGTAGGTATAGTAAGATCAATCTTCTCATTTAAAGTTATATTTGTTTGTAATCTAACATCAAAAAGTGAAATATCCCACTGATTTATAGATGAAAATTCTGTGTCATATGATCCAGACTCTAATGCACAATCATATATTCTTGCTAAACCAATTTCTTCACCAGGAGCACCCGTGGCAACACCAACTCTTTGATCACGTAAACTTACAACATAAGTATTTCCAATACCAATTTCAGGAGCTCCCTTAATATTATTCGTTCTTACAGTTACTCCAGTGTTATAATTTACTGCTTGATTTTCTAAAGATGATGATTGTCTTGTTTTTGGAAAACTTATATAAGCGGTATCTAAAGATCTTACCTCGTATCCTTTAACAAACGCCTTTCCTGGTGCAATAGCATATAAACCAACATCATCACTTGCTGGTCTTCCATCCGGAGTATCTTGTCCCGCTGGATAAACACCATCATTACCAAGATTATTATTAAGAGAATCTCTAATTTCTACTCCAAATGCAGTAACTGTGTAATCTCCAGATTCTGCGAATGTTCTCCTTGCTAATTCATCTCTAAGTAACTTATATTGAGAAGTATCATTAACGAAATCACTTTGAAGTACACCATCTTCAATTTTTGAAAGTTCTACGAAGTTATTATTATTAAGGTCTTCAAAATCTTTAAATGCTAAAGTTGCAGTAATCTTAAGTCTATCAGCACCTGGTGCTGCATAGTTATTAAATCCCTTTGAGTTATCGGCAAGTGTAGGATCTTCATCAGCATTGACAATGCTTTCTTGAATATTAAATCCAACTCTTCCGGTAGGAAGGTTATCATACTGATCTAATAATAAAGTTTGTTGTGCAACATTGACAAAATTGCCTCTAATAAAATATACACCATTATCAACTGAGAAAACAGCTCCAGTAGTTACGGAGTTTTCTGATAAAGTTGATGCAAAAGATTCTCCTGCAGGGACAAAAACACTATTTTCTGGGCCAGAAAGAATATTTTCATCACATGCTAAAAGTTCACCATCATTAAATTCTGACTGTGCATTATCACCAACACCAGACGAAAGATATGAAATATAAATTGTATGGACATCAAAATCACTCTGCTCAGGAGTAATAAAATTTACGACCTCAGCACTAACTCCAGTTGTAAGACCATATATTCTTTTACCTACTAACTGCGATATGTATGCGTCAACTGGAACACCTAAGTGAGTTGGATTAATAGAAACACCAGTATATCCAGTATCAAAAGTGGTATTTCCCGGAATTACTTTGGCTCCCTCTTTAAATATGTGGGAACCAAACTGTTCAATTTGATTTTGAAGAATCGACTGTAGTCCTGTCAGTTCCCTCGCTTGAACAGGGTATCCAGGTTTAAACAGAACCTTATAATAATCATTTGATGAATCAAAATCATCAAAATATGGTGATACATTGAGGTTGGTTTGTTGCGCCATGGTTTATTAGAACTGCAGTATAATTTTTATATCTTCTTTTTGGTTTGAAGATCTTGTAATAGCTGGTCGGTTGTCAATATAAATTATGTCTCCAGAATATTTTTTAACCTCTGGATTTGACAAACCATTTGTAAATGACTGTCCAAGGTAATATGTTCTATTATTTAGAGTTGTAGAGAGACCACTAAATGTAGTTGAAATACTCAATCCAGAAGTCGTTCCTACAATACTAATAGATCCATTTCCAGTTATTGAATTAGAGAATCTTGTCAATCCAAATCCGTATGTTGGAGACGTTTGTGCCGTTCCATCAGTGTTAAATCCCGCAAGAGTTCTATCTTGCCAGTACTTTAAAACTCCAGTAACCTGGTCATAACTTATCACTCTACCTATTGCAGTAACACCCGTGCCAACTGTTTGAGTAATAGTAGAGTCTGCAGTGAAAGTTGCTGAACTATATCCAACACCAACCAACCTCATTGCATATACTGCACTAGCTTTTGATAGTGAAAGATTAGAGGTAGAATTAAAAGATTTCGGATTTTTTACAATACCAATTCTAGAAATTTGATTTCCTGTGATAAAATCGGGGTTTTCAGCATCATTTTCAATTCTTGAATACATGAGTGCATTTTTGGCACCCAATTCTCTGTAAATGTCTTTTCCATGTCCACCAGGTGGAGAAATTATAACTTCAAGACTTGGATTAGCTGTTCCGGTTGGAACATTTCCTGCAACTAAATCGACACTACCAAATGAATAATCTTTTCCTGGATTTGAGATTGTGACACTATCAACTTGTTGATCATTGTTAATAACCACAGTACACTCAGCTTCACTTCCATCTCCTTTGATGGGAACTCTAGTGTAAGTTCTATTTGCGGTTCCTAATCCAACACCTCTATTGTTTACAATAACTGTTTTAATACTTCCATCAATAGCATTATCTCTTATAGATGCATGCTCAGTGCTAGTTTCCCAATTTAAAGGAACTGGCATAAATTCAGTGGAATCAAATTTAATTAAATCAGATGGTTTTATCGTATAGAGATATTTCCAAATATATCCATCACCACTTGTCCCGGCAGATCTTGGTTCTAAATCAGTGAATGTCGGTTCATCTAGAGAAGGTCTTCCATTAGGATTTTCTGGATTTGTTCCATTATCTAAACAAATATACACTCTAAAATCACTGTTAATCGCATAGTAATTTGCAGAGTATAATGAAGTGCCGTTAGCATTTCTTGGAATATTTGATATACTATAATCATGCCTATAGTAATCGAAAGTTGTTCCAGAATTCCAACTTACCTTTCTAATGACAAGTTTAATGTCCTCTGAGGTTATTTTCTTCATAGCGATCATGGTGTCCCATGTATCGTTAGTCTGACTAAAATTATCCACAGGGCTAGGAGGATCATCATCCCAATCAGATTGTATATCTGTCGGGTTTGGTAACCCAACAAAAGCATAGTATGAGTTATCAGAAGTAGTAACGCCAGAAACAAAGTTCTTTGCGTTTAATATTCTAACCTGATCAGTTATAATGGCAGCCATTTTGAGAGGGATTTTTCTTTATTTAGTATGAATTATGTACTATAATTTTTGACCTTTAGTGATTTTTGTCTAATCACAACAGGGCCTGTTTCAATTCCAGTAATACCATTTGAAGTATTTGCTGTGTATGATTGATTCTTAAATCTATCCGTGAGGACCAGTTTGCCCCAACTATACTCACCATAGAAACTAGCAGTTGATAATCCAGTTAATCCATTCAAACTATTTACACTCACAACAACCTGAGTTAATGTAGTTAGTCCAAAACCAATAGCATCGGTTGACACTCCAGTAGTGACATGTGCCACTCTGTAAACTCCATCCATAAAGGACGTGCCAACACCAACAACGGCATTGTTTTCGTCTAAGGAGGTTACACCATGACCAACGTTTGAATTTCTAATAACAAACAAATCACCAGTAGCAATTCCACTTGCAGTTATTGCGGATGGTTGGGTAATAGCACCATCTCTCAAGAATGAATCAGATGGAATAACGAGATCAAGAACAAGTCCAGTAACAGCAACACCCGCGATAGATGTTGTGCCAATGCCGGTTATAATTCCAAAATCACCCGAGTAAGAATCAATCGTATTTTTCTCCGTTACAAAGGTTGGAGGTCCAATCAATACTCTAGGATGAGTTGTTTGTGCATAACCAACTCCACCTGTATCAACAGAGATAGCAGTTACAGATCCACCAGATATAGTCGCTGTAGCGGTTGCCCTAGAGGTTGTTCCCAACCCAACAGGATTCTGTATGGTTACGGATGGAGCACTGGTGTAACCTTTTCCTCCATCTGAAATAACTATTGATGCAACTGTTACACCATTTCCAACAACTGCTGTTGCAGCAGCTGCTACGTTCTGAGGATTATCTATGAAAAGAATGTCCTTTTGGAAATCAGTGCTAACTTTATTTTCATTCTTAGCGTTGAAGAATGGTTTTACATTATCAACACTAACAATTGTGGATCCAATACCAACAGATTTAATTATATGAGTTGATGGGAAGATCCTTGCGTTATAAAGATCTCTGGCCTTACTAACGTTCTTACCATTAACAATTCTATCTTCAGTTTGTCTACACCACTTAACAGGCCTCAACATTCTGGTCAGATCACTAATACCGCCTCCAGAGTATGGATTTGTATCAACAGAACTTGATGATGTTATCTCAGAAACTGTACGTGCATCTTCCTGTAAGAATTTATCTTGATTTATATTTAATGGTGTTTGCTTCAGTTTTCTGTTGTATCCAATAGTAAGATCATCACCAGTCTTTACAGTCTCAATAATGTCTCTGTCAATAACATCTGCTCCACCAGTTCCTCTATAGAAAATTAGTTTAAATGTATCACCCGCTTTAGGTGCTTCTTCAAAACTAAAGTTACTTCCTCCAGTGAAGAAATATGATTCTTCAGGAACTTGGAGAATATCATTAACAAAGAGTAATAAAGTATCTTGAACTTTTACAAGTGATCCGGGTGCAGATTGGATAGAGAAAGAATTTCCATTTAAACTAATTGGGAATGTCTTTGTTACTCCATCAAACAGTGAAGATACATCATCAAGAACTTGAAGTTGTCCGATAGACCATGCTACGAATGAATCAGAATCAATTTCCAAAATATCAACTACAAATTCTTCAAAATTAGAAGATGCTGTTGTGGGTATTCCAGTGGCACCTCCAGATGGAATAGTCAAGACTTGACCAACACCATATCCATATCCAGTATTTGATATTGAGAAATCTATAACACTAGATCCTTGACCAACAACAACATCAATAGTTGCATTTACTCCACCAGATCCAAGAGAATCTGAACTATATTCTAATGGGATATTTACGTAACTATGTGGAGCATCAATAATTACCTTAAGTAATTCATTTACTTTACCACCCCTTGCATATAGGTGACCTCTTGTCGATATTCCACTATCAATTTCAAACTCAGTTGGACTCAATATTCTCAACACGGAAGCACCATCAAATGCAGGATCTTGACCACTAGCTGAGTTATTATTTGCTCTAGGTGCAATTAATGCTGGTTGTACAAATCCACCAGAAACATATTGTGTAGGAACAGTGGATATACCAACATTAATTGTAAATTGAGTAGCACTAGCAACACCAACTACTGGTGTACCATCAAATATAGGATCACCCTCTCTTGGATATGCGTGCTGAGTTGCATAGCTGTTCTTAGAACATGTGAATCTTAAGGACTCTTTCTTCAGTTTAATACTTCTTCCAGGTAATAATGTGTGTGCGCCTATGGTTAGCACTAACACACCTGTATCAGCAGCGTAGGTTGCGTCAGACACGTTATAGAAGTTTAATCCGGACGCTCCTACATTTATTGTTATAGTGTTGTCAGTAACAGCAGTAATCGCAGTCTGTATTCCAGCTATTGGATCAGTTGGTCTTGGATATGGATGATCACTTCCATACTGATCCATCTCACATCTGAATACAATTGAACTTGTTCCAATACCTACAGTATCACTTGTAGATAGACCATGACTTGGTATTGTAAGTACAAACAAACCCGTCTTTGCATCATAAGTTGCATTTGTTGCAGTAAATTCAGTTCCTACACCAGTTGTTACTGAGTTAGTAGTAGCATAAAGGAAAGCGTGAGGATAATCACCACCTTGTATTACAGCACTACTTGCAGCACCTATAAATCTGTGGTCATATTGCTGACCAACAGGAGATTTAGATACATCTAAAGTTATGGTTGTTGATGTAGTTGATGCAATTGATATTGCAGTATCAAAGAAACGATCTCTGTTTCTTGGATAGATATGATTTACTGTAGCACCAAGTCCACATGTAAATGCCAAACCAGTTAATATCACATCACTACTCTTTCCTGTTGTAGAAAGGCCGTGTGCCCCTGAAGTGGTGACGGTCATGATACCCGTTACATTATTATAAATTGCACTTTGGACGCCAACAGAAGGTGCATAATCGCAAGTAAATGCAATACCAGATACAATCACTTCATTACCAACAATTAGATTATGTTCAAATGCAGTAGTTACAGTTGTTATGCCAGTGATCGAAGAATAACCAACATTATAAATGTCTCTTGGTTTATAAAATACTCTACTATCTGTTATAGCAACTCCGGTAACATGACCATTGGAAACTGCAGCGGTTCCGATTGGAGTCACATCAGCACCATTTAGTTTTTCTCTCTGGATTGAAACATTTACAGTTTGTATTCCTGATCTGTATCCAGAACCGGTATTTCCAACAGAGATTGATGTGATAGTTCCTGCAATAGAAACAATTGCAGTTCCTCCAGCAGATACAAGCGGTTGATATCCAAATCCTTCAGAAGATCCAACAGAAACAATAACACCACCGACAGGGATATTTGCATTATTTGGATCATATGCAACAGAACTTGCAGTTCCTGTAAATCTTATACTGGAAATTCCACCAACTTCGGTTAAATTATAATCATAATTATTTCCTGGTCCTTGGAATATATTATTAATCAATACCACTGCATTATTAGTGGCAACTCCTGAAACGTTAGTTCCGTTATCAGTCGTCAGAGCAAATTCTGCATCTTTTCCAGTGAATTGTTGTGCAATATCATCATAGAGATAATTTTGACTGTAGGCCTCTCCTGTAGAACCCGGTACTCCAGATCTAGTGAATACTCTTCCATTAAAGGAAGATGATGTCACTATTCCAACCCAGTCTCGGGAGTCTGGAGGACTATCTGGTAACACAACTGGATTTAATCCATTTGGAGCTTCAGCAAAGTTTACGTAGTTATCAACAATATTGTAACCACCTCTTAGTTTAGTTACTGTGGCTCCTGTATCATGACCCACGATTGCAGTTCCCAACCATCCTCTCTGAACTTTAATTGCATTAGTGCTTCCAATACCAACGCCGAGAATTTTCATAATCTCGCCAGTGTCTTCCGGACCAACCCGGATGTAATCTGCTCCAAAGAATGAAGTCAGTCCAACAAATTTTATAATGTCGGTATTTTGAATGGCCTTGTCTGCCAAAATAGTTGTAACAGAAGTTCCTGCAACAGGAGACTGAATGATGTTATCAATAGAGAGTATAACTTTTTGATTTTGATTTTTTGAAGTAAAACTATGAGATGTTCCAACACCAACACTAGTAAAATTAAGAGGAACTGCAATTGTTTTGAGAGCATCTTCTGCAGATCTTGCTAATTTAAATTTACTTTCGCTCTGTTTAATGACAAACACTGACGTTGGCATTTGAGTTGTAGATCCAACCCCAACGAATGTAGTTCTACCAATACCAATAGCATGAGTTCCAATTCCAGTAGAGGGTTCATATACAAGTTCTTCGCCAGTTACGAAGAAGTGATCGGGTATGGTGATAGTGTCGTTTGACACATCAACAGCAGCCGTAGAAGACCCATCAACAACTCTTCTGAATATATCAAGAGTTTTATGCTGCATATTGAACTGTCTCTTAACAGTATTTTGAGTTCCTGTGTATATTGCGTTCGAGTTTTCAATTGCTGCATTACCAAAATCAAGTTCAGTCTCTCCACCAACAGCTCTGGCAGGAACTGGAGATTCATTGGCCTCTGGTCTCATGGCATTCATGTAAGTTTTCACTTCAATTTTTGCACCAGCATCTGGAGTAAATGTCAATTCAGTATTATTTGAACCGTCTGAAGCTCTTCTTCCACTAATTGTTCCGAGTCCAACGAAAGCACCTGAACCAATCTGAGTGTTGCCATACTCCATGACTTGAATACTTTCAGGATCTTCATCATTATAATCATCAATGATCATAACTTCAGACACCTCATATCTGCCATTTGTTGTATCAGATACCTGAACAAAGACATATGCTGCATCATAGTCATCACTATAACTTGCAATTCCTACTGCTACAGGAGTTGAAGTTGATGGAATAGTAGTGGACTTTGCTTCAATCGAACTATGGGCAAATTCATACGTACCAATTCCAGTATATGCTTCAGAAGCCAATCCAACAGTTATAGTATTAACATATGCAGTGGTCATTCCTGCAATAGGTGTATATGTTACTCTTAGGTCATTTCCACTTATATTGGCACCAAATGTGCCTATATTTGATCCAGTAGATGATGCATCAAGAGAGTGTATTGTTAATTGACCATATTCCATCATTTGAACATTTGTTCCATCATGAACAACAGTCAATTCATCATATTCAACACTACCGTCACTACCCTCAACATTTACAAGAATTTTCGCTGATCTACCACCAGAAACGGTTGTTCCAATTCCTGCTAAAGTTACGATAGTAGTTTCTGCTCCACCAGCCATTTGAGTGACGGAAGATGCAATACTAACTAATCCACCAGTTAAACCTGTAGATTCTCCGATAGTGGTGCTTCCCACTGTGATAAACTCTTGTGTTGTGGTAACACCCAAGATATTGGTATCAATATTATATGCGAAGAATTCTACATCATAATTATTGAGTTCAAACTTATTTGGGAAGAATTGTATAACTGCTTCAGTACCTTCAATAGCTGCATCAAAAGATCCAAGATCAACAACCGTATGAACAGATCCATATTGATTAATCATTGCAAATCCACGCCCCGTATCATAGACGGCGTTAATCAGCATGATCTGTCTTTCACCTGTGAATAATCTATCCCTAATATATGCTACGAATTTTTGAGCTCTATTGTTAGCAAATCTACCTCTAAAGACTTCTTCAAATCTTGTGGTTCTAGCATTATTGTTGAATTCTGCACTAAAATCATCTACAGTAAGAACCCTATTACCAACAGACTCTGCATAATCTTGAAGAATTTTTGTGCTGAAATTAATCTCATCAGAATAATCTCTAACACTTCCTCTTAAATAATTTTCAGATACTAAATCAAAATTATCAACACAATTCAAACTCTTTACACGATCTAAATTGTAAATTAACTCAATACTCTGATTAGTGATTGGTTTTAACGTAGCTTGATCCTGTCTAGGAAGACTTGATTCAATATCAAGACTTGAGAATTTTCTAAATCCAGCAGCGTGATTTAACTGCGATACAACTTCATCCCAATCTTCAAATGGAACTTCTGACTTAATAGAATATGAGAAACTTTGGTAGTATTCATTATCATGTATTCTTTGAGTTTCTTTATTCAAAAATCCTTTATCATATTCCCAACCATCATCCATGATAGAAAAATAATCTATATTGTGAGTGGTTTCAAAAGAAATTACTTCTTTTACACGACCCTTTCTTCCTGTTTGGTCGGATTTAATGATATCTTCAACGGAAAAATCTTTAGAACTTTCAACAGTCAAATATTTGTTCTTAGCATCCCACTCAAATACATCAGCAGATTGTTTGCCATTATTGACACTTTCTCCTACATCAAAGACATTTGATTTAAGAATAGGATTAAATTGTGGGAAATCCACTTCTTTAACTAATATTGCTGAAGAATTTTTAGCATTAAATTTACCAGTTGTTTGACCTGACCCAACTAGTCCGGCCATACTGTAGGTGACAATTCCAACAGAACTCAGATTTTGGAATACCTCAGTAATTTCAAATCTGATATAATCATAATTTTCTGAATTAAATCCTAAAGCAGTTGAACCAATACCAACACTAACATTTTCTACTAGAACTTTATCTCCAACCGCAAATGGGAATGTGTCAACTGTACTAAAAGCATCTCTTAAAGTTACTGTTACTTCTTCATTGGCATCATCATAACTGAGGTTGCTTGCTCTAATACCATTAGGATTTCCAACAGGGATGATTGATGGAGCAATACTTGCCAGGTCATTGGTATTTTGTAATATTTCAACACCAGCACCTAAAGTGTATTTTAATTTTATATCATCAACTCTCTTTTTAGTTTTTCCATCAAGAACGACCAAACTTGGAGCAGTGTTATATCCTCTACCTACTGAAGTAACTCCAACAGATTCAAGACCAGTTAATGGTTCAATTCTAAAGGTTTGTGGAAGTTTGACTGTAGGCCTGAGTGTACGGTCTGATGAATAATCAAATCCAATGTTTTTGATTGAAATTGATTCAACCTTACCTATACTAGTACTAGCAGGTTCTAACAGAGAGCCCCTACCAAGAGAACTTGTGACTGTAGTAATTCCTGGAATTATTTCATAACCAGCACCTTTATTTGTAATAGCAACTTCAGTTATGGAACCATAGGTATTTTCTGAATTAGTTGTATACGACAGTTTTGCTGAATTATGGCTATATGATGATGCTTCGGGAACCTCTGTTGCCTCATAAGTAAAGGTATTGTCGCTAGATACTGTTATATTTTGTTGCCCATTATACTTACTATTTTGTATTATGAGTTTATTTGATGTTGAATCTCGATCCTCAGAAATTTCTCTATTAACTGCTAAGTTATAAAGATCTTTGATTGGAGATAATCTATAGTAAAGTGTTTCTGGAGTATCTTTCTTTACTCTAAGAGTGACTTTAGCATCTGTTGTTACACCAACAGTGCCAGTTGACGTTATGTCAAAAGTTCCATCATCATTAAGGGTGCCTACTCCAAAGTATTCATTTATAAAATTCTCATCAGTATAGAATTTTAACTCAAATGCTGGGAAAGACGTTGCATTTTGAGTGTATGCTAAAGTATTATCAGATAAGTTGAAGTTTACAATAGAATTTTTGTATAATTTTATTGATGGATTTACTGGATAAATTTCTCCACTAGACGCTGTACTGATCGCAACGAAATTGGGCAGTGATTTTATAAGTTGGAATTTATCCTCCGTTAACTGAATTGTGTCTTTGTCAACAACATAAACAAAATATTCAGTATCAGTTTCTAATCCTCCAGATGAAGAATCTGCAATATGAATTACTTTTTGACCAGTTTCTAAACCATGATTACTGAGACTTATTGAACTTCTTACTGGAATTACATTTGATGTGGTAGTAAATCCAGCAGTTGTTATTCCACCAGAGGTAAATGCTAAACCGGTAACTATGGATTTTCTGTTAGTTCTATTGTAGAGTAAATTGATCGAAGTAGTATTTTCTGGACTTACATTTATAGTGACAGTATCATTATTCAATAAACCATGGGTTCCTGAAGTTGATACAGTTACTTGATTTTTTTCAATCTTTCCTTTAATTGCTGGATGCGTTGTTTTAAAACTATGATACGTACCAGTTCCTATTCCAAGGAAATGCATGATACGCTGATGTGAGGTAGTGTCTGCTACTCCAACAAAAGATCCTGTGGTGCCAATACCAATCTTCACTGTAGAAAGACCGATAAAATCGACACCAAGATTTGCTACAAACAGTTTAGAATGTTGATTAAGAAGTGTAGTATTTGGATTTGTGGCAGCAATACCAGTATTTGGATTAGTAGCTATTCCAATGGAACTTCCACTATTTGTTTCATATGTTAAGACATCTCCAGTCTTTAATCCATGATTTGGAAGATAGATTGCTCTAGTTTCAACAAAAATTTGAGTTTTTCCGGATCCTGGGTTGGAAATTCCTAAAGTTGTTCCAATTCCAACTGACGTAGAAGTACCTTGAGATAGACCTACTGCCTCAGCAGGATTAAAGTAATATTCTTTGTTAATTTTTTGTGAAATATCAGTAGTAATTCCAACACTGAATAACACTTTTCTTGGTAAAGACTCTAAGTTAGAAGATTCTGCATGTGAAGTACCTACGGTAGAATTTTCTTGACGTAAAACTCTAATTCTTGAAGCAGGCCCATCAACATTCAAAATTCTGACATTTTCACTACCGATCTTGAATATGTCATTTTCATTTACAAATCTTAAGTCACCGATAACTGAGAAATAAGTTACGATTCCAGTAGCGCCAATATTATCAACTGCTTTAGTGATCGATAATGATGCTGTATTTACACCAACATTGATAAAATCACGCAATTCTGCAGTTGTTGTTGTCAATCCAGATATAGTAACAATATCACGATTAAGTAGTCCATGAGGTGATGTGTGTATTCCTAAGAACTGAGTAGGAGTTAATCTATAAAACTCAACATTATTCAAGGTAGTCGTATTGACACTTACCGTTCCAATTCCTTGACCAGAAATTCTAGTAACGGATCCACTTGGAATAAAAGAATTGTTTTCTTGTTTTTCAAAAACAATTTCATCACCAACTTGATAACTTTGTCCACCAGTTACAATTCCTATGGAATCTACTGAGCCTTTCTTAACAAACTTTATCTGTGATTCTTGTTCAACTTCTCTATAAGATTGTTTTACATAATTATAACCACTATTATCTTCCTCTAACGAATATGGATAAGTATTACGAGTCCAAGTGGTTTCATTTAGATCAATACGATCTTGTCTAGAATTTGGATCATAGTTAAACCCATTTGGAGTCGAATAAAAACTATTTCCAATTAAATATGGGAATTTTGGTTGTTTGAAGTTTTTAAAGATGCCATCTCCAGAGGCAACAGCATCAATGGTAGCAAAGTATGCATATGTTCCATTTGGATATTCTGGAGTAAGACCAAATCTTCCATTATGTTTATCAAGGTAAGACTCATCAGTATTTTCAAACCATTTAAAATCCTCAACAAAAAATTCTGGTGGGAATTCACTTGTTGGAGGTCTGGTTGCCCTCAAATTTAAGGTATATCCAGATTTCATTTGGGTTACAACTCCACCAGCCTTAGTGGTGTATCCATAAGGACCATAAATTGGATTTCCATCATATGCCCATCCAATTATGGGGGAGTGAGCATCTGAAGTGCTTTCAGATCCATTAACCAACGTTAGATCTTTTTTACCAAATAAAGTTTTACCATCCGCAGATGATCCATATAAACTAGATCTTAATGGTCTAGGTGCATAAACATATCCACACTGCAATCCAGTACGGTTAAGAGACTGATCAATAAAAACATCATCCGGAGTTAATTGTGGTAAAGTTTTTCTAAACTTATTAACAGTCCACCGCTGAATATTTGGTTTAAAGTTTGCAAGTTCTCCAGAAGTTACCACATCAACAGAAGTGGTGGATGATCCATATCCAGCACCAGAATTAGCAATATTTACTGAAACAATATTCCCTTCAGAGTTTAATTCTGGAATGAGTATAGCTCCCGTGCCGATTCCAAGAACTTTGATCTCTGGTGCAGTATTGTAGTCAGTTCCTGCAGCACTAACTATGACATCAGTAATTCTTCCATTAGTTACAATGGGAGTTATTTCACCATCTCTACCAGAATTTAAATCTATTAGGGGAGGTCTTTCATAATTTAAAATATTAGTAACACCATATCCTACGCCATTATTTTCTAAGAAAATATTTGTAATTTCACCTCTGATAATCGGTTGAATTTGAGCTCCAAAAGATTTCCCTTCAATACTACTAATTCCCAAATTACCTGAGATTGATACTGTTATATCCTGATAGTTGAAAGTGTGCTTTCCATCTCCAATATTATCAAAATTTTGATATTGCTTAGTTCTATAATAAAAATCTGACTGAGTAGACCCAACACCAACTGCAGACAGTTTAAATTGATCATCATTTAAAACGGTCACATAATAGCCTGTGGAGTTTGTCAATCCTCCTATCGCAGTACCACTTGTAGTGTACTTTAAAATCTCTCCACTATCATATCCATGATTTTCAATATTGATCAAATTAAGAGCAGTATTTACTCCAGCAGATACACAATTAGTTTGCCTATTTTTATACCCACTACCACTATTTGTTACATTGATAGAACTTACAATAGATTTTCCTTCTAAAGAATTAAGAGAATGAATTCCTTCACCAAAATCAGTAAATGTAACGATACCTATTCCAGTAGAAGCTTCGCTTAAATTTTTGTGTAAAGTTAAAGTGTAATTATTAATAACATTTACATAGTAAGTTGCATCACTAGTAAGTCCAACAAGTGCTTTTTTACCAAAAGTCTTGTAAACTACCCTTTCTCCATTTCTGAATTTATGTGTGGTAGAAAATCCAATAGTAGAAGTATCAACACCAACTCCAGCAGATCCTATACCGCTAGCATCAAAAGTAACATTATGGGGAATGGTGATCAGTTTTGCTTCAGCAGTCGCTCCTTCACCAGATCCTCCAGAAATTTTGATTACGGGAACATCGAGATAATCAAATCCAGAATCAATAACTCTGATTCCTTTTAAATTACCTTCAACCCCACAAAATCCTGTTGCACCTGTTCCAACTGAATCAGTTACTCCTAAAGCAGGTGGATTGATTACATCGTAATTTTCTCCTCCATTCGTAACTGAAATGGAAGACAACTCTCCATAAAAACAAGTATCTGTTGACTTATAATTTAAAACTTCAACACCATTGATTAGCATGCCATTGTATCCTGGCATTGTTTCGTATTCTTTTCTATCTTTAGATTGAGTTTTTATTTCTCTGAGCAGTTGTTGTGCTTCAATCCTTCTTAGAAAGACCTCATATAACTCAAAGTCATTACTTATGATAGTTACGGTATCAGTAGAACCTTCTACCTCTACAAAAAGACCATTATGGATATTTGCCCTACTTCTAGCTAATTTAATAGTATTAGCATCTACTCTTTTGACAAAATATGCCGCTTCATCAAATAGAGAACTAATAAGAAATTCTTGATCAATAATTGTGCCGTCTGATAAGGTTCTTTCAACAAAACCTTTTTGTGGCGTGTAAATGATCTTATCACCTGTGTAGAAATTATGATCAACCCCGTCTGTAATTTTCAGATCTGTGCTTCCGACGACAAATGTTCCAGAAACAGTAAATTTTTGAAGTTTCGGATCCATTTTTGTATTTGGATCTGATGGTAATGATGAAGATGCTATAAGAACCTTAGAAGAATTTGGATCATCATCAATCGTAGCATGTGGGTAATTTGTATGCTTTGCCCCAACCATTCTTATGATTGTGCCATCTTCTTCAACATGTTCATGAGATGGACCAGAGTATCGCTTTCCATTAACAAATCCACCATCTGGTTTCAAATAAACATTTTGAATATTTGCTATTAATGAATTTAAATCAGTGTGTATATTAGAATCAACTTTTCTAATTTTTCTAGTTACCCTTAATATAAGACTTGCATCAGTAATACCAGTTCCTCTGAAAAGGCAAGTATTATCACCAAAAATATCAGTAACTACAAATTCATCTGGCAATATTAAACCATTAACATCGGTTAAAGACAGCGTGTCTCCTATTCTAAGAACATGGCTATCTTTTGTTATTAATCTGTAGGTATTGTTGGCCGCATCAACAAGTACAAGACTCTCTACATCATAATATTGTGCCGTATTAAATAACCAATTATTTTCTTTTACGGTCGATCCAGATTTTCCTAAAGTTTTTATTTTCGCCTTAGAACCCGTTTTTTGATAATATGTATTTCTAGGAACAGAAACACCATTTAAAACAGATCTAATCTTTATTCTGACTCCATTATCAACAGGATTTCCAACATATGCAAACGTATCTTGATCAATAGCAGTTCCATCATTTATTTTTGAGGTAATTCCTTCAGTTTCAACATTTAAAAATTGATTTAAAGTTTTATCAGAATAAGTACAAACTCCAACAGTTCCATTTGAATATTGGAAAGTTAAAGTCCCTTCCTCCGGAAACCCAACAGTAGTGTCAACATCAATGAATGATTGACCTTCTACAACATCTCCAATTATAAATGTTTTGGGATGTGGAGAAAAGTCTCCATATAGCAAGTCAGATGATCCATCATTTTGAATTAAAGATCCATCGACGGCTATCTTATAATATTTTGCTGTCCCAATACCGGAGTAAATTTTTTCTACGCTGGATATTGGAGCATATGCTTTTCGGATATTTTCAAATTCATCCTGGAAAAGAGTTCTGTTAAGTAAATTTTCAGGATCTCCCTCTACAACTTCAACGATTAAATTTCTATTGATTCTATAATTAGCGTCTGAAGGGGTAATTACAGAATCAATAGGGCGAATTATTTGAGCACTTTTTCCATACAGAGCTTTGAAAAGAATTTCAAAAGACTTATCGGTTCCTCTTGAAGAATAGAAACTCTTAGAATTTTTAATAAATGATCTTTGATTTAAATCAGAAAATAAATCTTTATCACTTAATCCAGATAAAAGTTGCTTCTTTGTTTTTCTTAAAAACTCATCTAAAAAGATAGCAGTTAAGTTTTCAACTTCAGTATATGGTTCGTGTGCGGCCGCAGTCGTATTATCAAAAACTAATTCTTCAGAATCATTTGCATTGTCATATGAAACAGTTCCAGAAAATCCTCTGATACAAGTTTCAAAAGTTACATCTGTTTTAAATCTATAATATATGATTTCGTTGTTAATTTTAATTAAACCGTCAGAATCTGGAAATCCCTCAGTGCTTTCGACGTATATATTACCAACTCTAAATTGATCAAGTTGATATGTTAAAACCGTATTTTTAACAAAACCATCAGTTGTAGTTTTTTTTATATATTCATCAATATTTTGAATTATATCAAGAGGGCCACCTTGATATTCCTGAGATCTATAGTACCTTGATAAAAATTGCCCAATCAAAGGAAATTCTTCCCTCACATAAGAGGGTAATTGGCTCTCGACGATGGAACTAATTTTTACTCTGTTTTCTTTCATTTGTTTTTTGTTATCTTACGATATTTCCTGCACTATAGCTGGAACTGACTGTGTAATTGGAACCCGATGGACTTGATCCTGAACTAATTTGATCAACAACCATTTCAACAGATGTTCTATCTAACTGGAGATAGAGATCTTGTAAACCAATAACATCATTAGATAATGGACATGTCGATATTTCTAAAATTTGTTGACTATCTTTGATTTTTCCTGCAATAATATTGATAGGATTCAATGTTACCCGACCTTTTTCATAATTTACTAGACCAACACCGCTTCTTCTCAAAATTGGAGTCGTGGACTCTGGAGTTGCCAAAGAGAATAAATTAATAACTCCAGTCTTCTTATCAGCGTTGGGAACGTCAGTAAGATAAACATCCTCATTAATATCTATCACCCTAAAAGCAGAGGACTTTATGTTGTATCCATTCATGTTTTTAACATAAAATTCATTTCCAAAATCAATCGCATATTCTGCAAATTGACCTAATGCCAACCTCAAATCCCTTCTAATTTCAATAGTTGTTATATTTGAGGTTATTGCAGCATGACTTTGGTCAATCAATCTTAAGAATTGACTATATTTAAATCTCGCACCATATCTATTTAATTCACTTGAATCTGCGTATTTTGTAATATTATTTTGAATTTTTGTTGCTAATTCATTGGCATTTGATGCCAAACTTGGGTTATAATATATTTTACTCTGAGATTCAACATAAAGGTACTTCAGATCTAAGATTTCTGGAATTATTCCTGCAACAGAATACTTTCTAAGATCTCTTTTTATGTTTTCTTTAATGGTGTTTGGTATAAAGTCACCATTTCTTGGTTTTATGCTAATAAAAACTTTTCCATATTGTGGAGGTATCAAATCTTCTCCACCATATACCGAAATTGACTCAGCTTCGGGATAAATTTTGTTTGGAATTAAAATTTCAAAGTCATTTGCTGTTAATGCCCGGTTTTGGGTGGCATAAATTTGAGGAGCATACTTTCTAACAGATTCAACACTCTCAATTTCTTCACCACCACTAGAAGGCAATGATACAGTAACTAAAGATATTCCACTTGTTACTGGAAAAATCGTGTTGCCTTTAGTATACTCTAATCTACCACTAAAAAGGAAATCGGATATGCCATTTCCTGCAGGCCCAGATGTTCTTATATAAGATATTTCAATAACACTGCCATTATCTATTTTTTCTCCAAAAATCCCATCTCCAAAAATTAATTCATATCTTTCATCTTCTACTTCTTGCACAAAATAAATTTTTGAGTTCCCATTAATGGCAGAACCCATTTTATCGTCAAATAAGTTATCTTGACGAGAATATTTTAGACTGATGGTTGAGTTTATTGTTGGTTTGACCTTTACAACTAAAGTATCTAAGTCTATACCAGAATTTGTCAATAAAAATCTTTGATTTGTATTAGAATAATCAACTTCATACGATTGATTTACGACACTTCCCTCATAAACCTCAACTTCATCAAAAAGAGCTACCTGATCAATAACAGATGCAGTTATATCTTGGGTTATACCATAAACAAATGATTGATTATTAAAATTTCCGCCAGATGCAACAACAGGCCCCTTCTTTAGTGTCAGTGTAGTTGGTGGATTTGTGACATCTGAAAGATCTGCAAAGAAATTGATCGTTGATCTTGATGCTTTTTTGGATCTAGGTACATATCCAATGTTTCTTGCAAGAGATACAACATTTTCTCTTAATGTTGCACTATCAATGAACACCTCATTTGCCACCATGTTGGTGTTGTATGCGGTAATATAGGTGTTATATGCTAATACATCAATAATCGTTGACAGATTAGATCCCTCAAAATCATAATCAGTGAAATTTGAGTATGTTTTTAAATAATTTTTGAGAGTATCTTTAATCTGGTCAAAATCCAGACTAGAAAAATTTAAAAGAGACATTTATCTTGTCGGTAGCAATACAAACTCTAATTGTTGTGGCGGAATATCAATGCCAATGATGCGATAAGTCAATCTACAATCAAAAGCATTATTTTCATAATCTGGAAAAGTTTCAACGGATAACAAACGAACCCTTGGCTCATAATTATTGATTGAATTTTCAATCTCATCACGAATTGAAATTGCACTAATGTCGTCAATATTTTCAAAAAGCAATTTAGTTACGTTTGATCCAAAATCTGGATCAAAAAATTTCTCTCCAGGAGACGTTGAAATGATATTTCTTATAGAACGTGCAATAGCATTTGCATTTTTAAGCACTACAAGATCATTATTCAGGGGATTTGCCTGAAAACTTGCACTTATATCTTTAAAAGATTGACTTACCCGTTCTAAAGGCACAAAAATACAGCAATTATGTATTATTTATCAACCAAAAAGTGGTTCTGGTTCGATCTCAGGATCAAAAAGTTCACTCTCTTTGATTTTGTCAGTCTTTTTTGGAGTAATTTTGTCATTAGCAATTTCACGAAGCATTTTTTGGTGCTGATCGTTAGCTAAATTCTCTAAAAAGTCGTTAGTTGGAGTCATTTTCCTCTTTTTCTTTTAAAATTTCTCTTTCTTTTGCTGTTTTCCAAAAATATTCATCTTCACGACCCATTCCGAGTCGCTCATAACCGTTTTCAACGCTATAATATTCAGTTGAAACCTTAAAATCAGGCATTTTGGGGTCAACAGGAGTCAAACTGTTATCGTAAATACGCATTCTATTGTTTGGATAGAGTGCATACTGTCCATTATCTAGTTCAATCAGGTTTGATGACTTGTGTTCAGCTGGATTTTCACTTGTTGCATAGTCAACAACATCAGGATCCTGGTGATAATTGTCCAGAGTACACACATAGGTGCCCTTCTGAATGCCAAAATCCCTTGTATACAATTCATAGTCCATAGAGCCAATAAATTGCTTCTGAACTGCCACAACACCATAGTCCATACAGTTCCAGAACTGTAGGTTAGGAAGGTCCATATCGGGGTCTGGAAGCGTCGGAGACGAGAGAAACGCGCTTATAGGTAGTTTGTCATACATTGCCGCATATTCAGGCAAATACGTCTCAAAATAAAAAGCACGCCCAGGAATCGACTTTGCCGATACCCAGACGCCCTTTACAAATTCACCGTGACCTGATTGATGGTCAGTAAGATATTCTTTACGAACCCAAACTTCAACCGAGGGGAGGTTACAAATAAGTGCCGCCATAATAAGTTACATTGCTTTACCTATTTAACCTTTGCCTTGTCCACGATAGAGTTTCTTTTTACCATTACGCGAGGTCGCGGCCAATTTTGTGTTCACCGAGCGGCCTTGGCGAGTCTTTTTCGGCGGTGCCTTTTGAAAATCAAAGTTACCACCACTGAACATTCGTGCCATTTCAACATTCCTCCATAGAGATTAAATTTGCATCAAACATGTCCTTACCTTCTGAAGGACTTTCATAAAACCTTTCTGCAAGGTCTTGTATCACTTCAAGAGACTCTTCGTGCGAGAGATTCTCATAGATTCTCTCTCCTGCATAAAGAATATTAAAACGAACCTCAGATGACACGAGTTTTCTCGTGACCGACTCTGATACGAGGATCGCACCAGATTTCATAGTCTGCATCCTTTGCATCAAGACAGAATGAGACATCCTCACCACACATGTCCTGAACTTCACCAGACTCAAAGACTTGCATCTTTGGAGCAAACCAAGGGTATTCTAGATTCTCAAAGACTCCGTGCTTAATCAATACCCAACCAAAACCTGTATAATCAACAGTAAAAGGCTTCTTACGCTTACTGATGGATTCGACAGTCTCGTGATTCATCACTCCACCATTCTTACGGAAGTCATCTTCTTCCAACCAGTGTGCGACAGAGGTTGTGTGTCCATCTTCAGTGGCATACCAACCAGCAGTAATCTCACGCTCTGTACCATCTTCACTCAGAGATAGATCACAGAGCTGCCAGAACTTGGTCGTATCAAAAACAATATCACTGTCAATCCATAACTGATAATCATATGTCAGTTTACCATCCCATGGTACTTGCTTTGATCCACGAAGAACATTTGCACCTAATACCTTACAACGTGCAAAGTTAACCATTGATGAGTAATCCTGACTGATCTGAATACTCATACCATTCTGTACCATATCAAAGCACAGTTGTACAAAATTCTTTAGAAAGGTATATGAACATCCACGACCAGGAAGACAGAATACAATTGCCTTACCGCGCATCCGCTCCTTGATTGCATCAATATCCCATTCAGGGCCTTTCGGTTGTTTTGGTGCAACAGTCTTTACTTTAAATCCTTTAGCCATAGTTTTGAATAACCTTCAGTTCAATTCTATCGTAGTATGTAGTCTGTGTCAATGTGGTCGGCATCAGTATGAATGTTCTTCAGAAGCATACTCTGGGCGACTTACCTCCTCATATGACAAATCCTCAAGAGTATAGTCGGTATGTAATAAACCAACCATTCCCTTGAGGGCTTCCCATGTATGATGAAACTGGGATTCACTCAGATTATTGTATAGACACTCATCCTTTGCATAGATGTGATATATCTTAGTCATAGCCTCCTTTGTCTTGTTACAGTATCTAGAAAAAACCTATAGAGGGCGTTTTTGGCCCCCGAAATTTTTTCTTAGAATCTCAACTCTTTTTGCCTTTACGCCTACAGTTTGCTGCTGCTTGCTTTGCAGTTTTTGCAGGACCAGAACGCTTGTCACGCTTACCAGACTTCGTGGTTTTGTACATAATAAAAATCTCAGGAATTTTTTTGAATAAAGTGAAATAGAGGTCGCGTTTTGTCACCTCTGTAGGTTAGGGTAGTTAAGCGTTTTTATCACGCCGCGCGGCATAACAACAACGAACCGCGCCATAACTGTGTTTAACCTATATCATATCACGGAGGATAACTGATGTCAACCCCCGTGACAGTAAGTCTCAAAGTTCTGCAAACATTTCATCCAGTTCAACAACATTAACTGCAGGGTCATTCCACTTAACACCATCACCAGTTGTAGCATCATTCATTGAACATGCTTCGAGGCAATCTACAAAGGTCTGATAATCCTTTGATTCCCGTGCTAAGTGATAAAGACCCTCCTCATTGCTGATCCAGAGTGCAACATTCCAGGTCTCATAATTTGCCCAACCGTTGTAGGTTGTGTCTGTGAGATTGGTCTGGAAAGTGGTGGTCATAGAGTTTTGAATCATGCTTACACTAGAGGGACACTTTGTGGGGCCGGCTTATGTCACCAACCCCATGAGTGAATATCAGTCTGCCTGTTGAATCTCCTCAGCAAAACTGTCAATCAGTGCCAGGAGTTCGTTACCATTAGCGGCACGATTCATCAGGGACAGCATCAGTTCAGTGGTCATAGTCTGTGTGTGATTGGTATCTACACTAGAGAGACACTTTAATGGGCCGGCTGTTACCACTGCTCAGGAACTTGCAGATCTTCGA